ACGTCGTCTACACCGGCAACGGGGCTACCACCCAGTACGCCATCCCCTTCCAGTACATCAAGAAGGAGCACGTCAAGGTCTTCGTCAACTTCGTTGACACGGCGTACACCTACGTCAACAACACCACGGTGCTGCTGGCCTCTGCACCAGCAAACGGGATCAGGGTTGAGGTGCGCCGGATCACCCCGGCTAGCACCCCCCTGGTCGACTTTGTCGACGGGTCCACGCTGGTGGCCAGCGACCTGGACACCAGCAACCTGCAGCACCTGTTCCTAGAGCAGGAGCTGGATGACTTCACCAAGCAAACCATCAGCATTGACCCGGCCACGGGTCTGCCAACCGTCAACAACCAGCGCATCACCGTCCTGGCTGCCCCCGTTGCAGCTACAGATGCTGCGAACAAAAGCTATGTCGACACGAATGACGCGCTGAAGTTAAACAAGGCTGGTGATTCTATGACCGGTGCCCTGGCGATGGGCACCAACAAGATCACTGGCCTGGGCGATCCCACTAACGCACAGGACGCTGCTACCAAAAGCTATGTAGACACAGGCGCTACAAATGCTGCTGCTAGCGCCGCTGCCTCAGCTTCGTCAGCAACTAACTCAGCTAACAGCGCCACGGCGTCAGCCAACAGCGCAACAGCTGCTGCCAACTCAGCCACTGCAGCTGCCAACTCAGCTACAGCTGCTGGCACATCAGAGAGCAACGCAGCCACCAGTGAAGCAAACGCATCTACTAGCGCGACAAACTCAGCTAACAGCGCGACTGCTGCTGCCAACTCTGCCGCCTCAGCACTGGCAGCGTTTGATCAGTTTGACGACCGCTACCTGGGCAGCTTTGCCGCTGATCCAACTCTGGATAACGACGGCGATCCGCTGACCGCTGGCGACCTGTACTTCAGCACAACGCTGTCGGCTATGCGGGTCTATACCGGCGCTGTCTGGGTGACGGCTTACGTGCCTGGGGATGCTGCAAATATTATCTTTACGCCATTTGGCACTATTGCAGCTACTGATGTTCAGGCTGCTATTGAAGAAGTATTTACTGAAGCAACTAGCGCAAACGCTGCAAACGTCGCCTTTACGCCTTACGGCGGCGTTGCATCAGGCAATGTTCAAGATGCTATTGAAGAAGTTATTGATGATGTAAACGCTGCCCTGCCAAAGGCTGGCGGCACGATGACTGGTGCCATTGCAATGGGCACCAACAAGATCACTGGCATGGGTGATCCAACTGTTGCTCAAGACGCTGCAACCAAGAACTACGTCGATACCCAACTCTCCGGCATTAGCTCCAATTCTATTGGGCAAGGTAATTCGTCGGTAGGGGTAGGCGATAGTGGTGTTGGCATTATTATAATTATTGCGGATGGCTATCCGATTGCAGATTTTCAAGATTATGAAATTAACTTTTACAGACCGCAGAACCAGCGAAGTTCCCTTAGCCTTACCAATCAAAACCAACTTAAATTTTTAGAAGCCACTGCCAACGGCGTTAACAGTGTCGGCTTTAAGGGCCCAGCCAGCATTGCTGCTGATTTGACGTGGACGCTGCCTGCTGCCGATGGTACGGCAAACCAGGCGTTGGCTACCAACGGTTCAGCAACCCTTTCCTGGGTCTCTTACCTTCTCTCCTCTGGCGGCACGGTTACCGGTGACGTGTTGCTTGATAACCAGTCCGACCTGCGCTTTGGTGAGGCAACTGGCCAAGGTGGTCACTATGTAGCCTTCCAAGCTCCGAGCGCGATTGCAGCCAACGTCACCTGGACGCTGCCTGCTACGGATGCCACGGTCTCTGGTCATGCCCTGAAGTCAAACGCCGCTGGCGTACTGAGCTGGGGCACTGCTGGTGGGGCAACTGGCGGTGGCGGCGATGACGTGTTCTACGAAAATGCCCAGACTGTCACCACCAACTACACTTTGACTGCTGGCAAAAACGCCATGTCTGCTGGTCCTATCACAATTAGCAACGGGGCCACCGTTACCGTGGGCTCTGGTCAATCCTGGGTCATCGTCTGATCATGCCTATCACCATTGCTGGCTCTGGAACAATCACTGGCATCAGCGCAGGCGGTCTTCCTGACGGTTCCATCACATCTGATGACCTTGCAGCAGGTGCAGTCACGGCAGCCAAGTTGGCAGCAGGTGTTGGGGGAAAAATCCTGCAGGTGGTGAGCACTCAATACGAAACACCAACCACAGTCAGTCAATCAGCAAACACCCATGCTGATATGCCTTTTAGCGTGAACATTACGCCAACAACATCCACCAGTTTAATGCTGGTTTCTTTCTCCCTTATGGGAGAAACGGGAGGTGCTCCTTGGGACGCACTGGCGGCTTTTGCGCGTACTATTTCTGGCACAAGAACAGTTGTGCTGCCATCGTCTTATGGATCGAGAGCTCCCGGTATAGTTGCGTTTTCAGATACTTATGCAAGCGGTAACGACAACGATTCAACACCTGGAGGTTTTTACTGTCATATGTTCCCTGACTCTGGGCGACCAGCAAATACAAACACAATTACATATACTCCAACGGCTACTCAACGCGCTGCTGCCACGTTTGCCTTAAACAGAACCACATCTGATACTAATAGTAATGGTTTTGAAAGAGGCATTAGCTGGATCACGGTCATGGAGGTAGCAGCGTAATGGACTGGCATACAGGCATCAGAGCTGCGTATCCAGATGCGCTTCTCACCATTCAAGGCAACACCCTTGACGATCTTGTCGTCACCAATCAGGAGACTGGTGAACCGTTTGAATTTGACCAGGCTCTAGCTCAATCTGCTTGGAACGCAATCGCAGCTACAGCCGCAGCCACCGCCTACCAACGCCAACGGCAACCTGAATACCCGCCAGTTACCGAGCTAGCGGACGCTTTGTACTGGGCATCAGAGGGTGACACCAGCAAGCTGGACGCTTATTACGCAGCTTGTGCTGCTGTCAAAGCCAAGTATCCCAAGCCCCTGGAGGTGACCCCATGAGCAAACTACGACTTACCGGATCCACCAGCGGCTTCACAGAGCTGACTGCACCTGCAGTGGCAGGATCCAACACCCTGACCCTGCCAACGGGCAATGGCACGGCTGGGCAGTTCCTGCAGACCAACGGCAGTGGTGCGCTGAGTTTTGCGGGTGCGGGGAAAATTCTGCAGGTGGTAAGTGCGACTAAGACTGATTCTTTTAGTTCATCGGCAGCAGCATTTACGGATATAACTGGAATGTCGGCAACGCTTACTCCATCAAGCTCATCCAACAAAGTTTTAATTATCGTTTCATTAATTGTTTCCGGCGATACTTGGGAAAGTGGTGGCGTACTTATAAATCTTGTCAGAGATTCGACTAACCTAGCCCAAGGGACGAGTGGCTCAACCCATAATTCTTCTTTTGGTTATAACTCATGGTCAAATGGCCAATCTAACACACAGGGCAACTACGCATCCATTGCTTTTAACTTTCTTGATTCACCTGGGGTTGCGACTTCTACCACTTACAAACTACAAGGACGAAATCAGGGTTCGCCTACTTACGGTTTTATGGTCAATAGAATGTTTGTCGGAGATGCTTTAGGTTTTAGCTCAACAATTACACTGCTTGAGGTAGCAGCATGACACTCAATCACGAAGCTATCCGCAATGCTTATCCCAACGTCGTCACGATTGACGATGGCACTGGAGCCTTTGACATTGACGGCAACCCCGTCCAGCTCGATCAGGCCAAGGTTGATGCAGCAGCGGTCATCGTTGCCCAGGAGCAGGCACTGGCAGCCGCTCAACGCAACCGCGCCTCCGCCTACACCGCTGAAGCCGACCCGCTGTTCTTCAAGTCGCAGCGTGGTGAAGCCACCATTGAGGAGTGGCAAGCAAAGGTTGCTGAGATCCGCAGCCGCTATCCCTACCCTGCGGAGGTGACCCCATGAGCACACTCAACACCACCAACCTCAAGAACCCCAGCTCAGGCAGCAACAACATTGTGCTGGCAGCGGATGGCAGCACCACCATTGCCACGCTTAACAGCACCACCATTACGGGCACGTCAGTGCGCGGTGGGATCACAAGCGGCACTGCCGTCGCATCCACCAGCGGCACCAGCATCGACTTCACTAGTATCCCGAGTTATGTGAAGCGGGTGACGGTGATATTTAACGGGGTGTCAACCAACGGCAGTAGCAACATACTAATTCAAATTGGTGATTCTGGTGGCGTTGAAACTACGGGGTACGCCTGCGGAAGTTTTAACGCTGGAGCCAATGCCAATAGCACAAATGGGTTTGATTTAACTTGTCAAAACACTGCAACTGCAACTTGGAGCGGAAACATTATTTTGACTTTGCTTTCTACAAATGCTTGGTCCGAAAGCGGTGTTATAAGTTCAGTAGCTAGTGGATATATTGGCGCAAGCGGCGGTGCAAAAACATTGTCAGACACCCTCGACCGCGTTCGCATCACCACCGTGAACGGCACCGACACCTTTGACGCCGGTTCCATCAACATTCTCTACGAGGGCTAATGATGCGAATCGAATCCAACTGCCAAACCGGCGAGATCAAATACTTTGACGACGCTGACAACGAAATTGATCCACCCGTGCTGGAGGACGGCAACACCCCGCTCCCGGCGGATGAGGTCTAACAATAACTAACATTTAGGCAATTACAATGCTTACCATCCTTGGCGTGAGTCTCTCCTATGAGGCTCTTGCCTT